CAAGATCCACATCAACTCAGTGCCATCACGTCGATCAGCGCACCTGGCGGCTCAGATCCAACGCAGTAGCGCTTCTCTGCATTGATCGTGACCACAAGGCAGTCATCCACTAGCAATCCACCCTGCACCAGCCCATCCAGCGTTGAGCGAACGCATTTGTCAATATCGTTCCGTTTCACGATGCAATGCTTTGGCGCACTGTCGCGCAAATCACCATTTGTCTTGAAATGACCCTTCGGGCGGCAGAACCGAAACACGATGCTAACCGCGCAAGCGCCGGTGATCTGCTCTGTCGCGCCTTCAGCTTCCGCTGCTACTGCTGCACGCCATGGCTTGACGCGCTTGCTTGCTTCGATCATCCGGCCACCGCCAACGTGACGCTTGCTTCCTTGCGGTGCTGGCTCTAAACCGTTGACAGACAGCTGAATCATGGCATTGTGGCGTGCCTCCCATTCTCTCCATGGATCGCAAAGCCTTGCTCGAGGCCCTGCAGGATGACCTCAAAGTCACCCGTAATTCACGCGACATGATTGCAGCTCAAATCGCTGCAGAAGAATCAGCCTATTGGGATGATGGTGTTGAGCCTTGGTTGCGAAAAGGCCAAGAATCAGTAATCACATCTGCGGCTAATTCTGTGATGTGTTCGCATGAAAAGTTAATGAAGGCTTGGTTTGATTCCGTAAACTGACCTACGGCCAAAAAAAAGCGACGGTTGCACCCGCCGCTCCATCCCTTTTCAACCACCGCAAATTTAACATGCCATCCAAAGTATCCGCCAGCGGATTTGCCGCGATTCCATACAAGCTCATGGATCAGGCTGACGCGCCGACATGGGCGGTTTATGCCGTGCTGCATCGCCATGGCTGGAACTCTGATCAAGGCTGCTGGGTCTCGATAAAAACGATTCACGACGAGACCGGCATCAGTCAATCCGTGATCAGGCGTTCTCTTGCGTGGTTACGCGAAACCGGATGGATCAGCTCCATCGAAAGACCAGGCTTCACGACGGTTCATCACGTCAAAACTGATGCGCCGACACCCCTTACAAATTTGACCCCTGTCAAAAACGATAGGGGTAACCCCTTACAAAAACGACAGGGGACCCCTATCAAAAACGTAAGGGGACCCCTATCAAAAACGACAGACGAACAAGAACCCATTAACAAGAACCCAAGAACAAGAACCCAAGGGGCGCAAGCGCCGAAAAAGGATCCAAACCGACTTAAAGCCTTGCCTTCGGCGTCGATCCCGTTTGAGCTGGATGACTGCGCTGAGTTGCTGATCGAGTTCTGGTCCGTTAAAAAGGGCACGCGCTCTTCACAGGTTCTGACGCGCGTCTGCAACAAGCTCAAGCAGATGACACCAGCTCAACGCCAGGATGCCCTAGAACGCGCCATTGCCTCTGGTTGGGGTGATGTATTCATCCCAAGGCCCAACGCCTCTCAGAGCGCCTCACAGGCCCCTGAGATGAAGCATCCCGCTCATCGTGTCTTCACAGCAGAAAACGGCTTCAACGAACCCTCCTCAAACCCCATCCTTGACCGCCTCATCAAATGACCGCCAGCGCCTTTGACCTCGCCTCTGTTCGCCAAACCCTTCGGCACATGCTTCACAACCAACTGTTAACTCTTGAAAACCTTGACGAACCTTCACCTGGATTTAATGACAACCTTCACGTTGATCCGCGAATCTTTCCCAAGGGTTACCACGGCGTACGGTTTCAAAACTTGCTCCGCAACCCTCAAGATCTAACCCCTGAAGATTTCTAAAATGCAACCCCTCACCATCCGTCAAGAGCCTGTCGCTCAATCCCTCTCCGATACCCTTGACCTCGCCAAAGCTCAAGCTCGCGCCATCCTCGACAATGCCATCGAAGATCAACAACCGTTCCCTGCAGATCTGTTATCATCTTTCAACAACGATCTCTGCCGAATTCAAGGCGCTTTAGAATCAGCCTCATGCGTGAAATCAAACTCAGACTTGACGAATCAGAAATCAGCTTTCTAGATAAAATCGCTCAAGAAAACAACACAACTCGCTCTGACATCATCAGGCGCAATCTTCGCAACCGCCTCACTCCATCTGCTGTTCGTACAGTTACCAACGCCATTCGTCAACGTGTCACCGCTCCGCTAACTCAGCACCAAGCTGAGCATGTAGCAGCTGTCGCAATCTCCTCTCTTTTAAGTGCTACACCCTGATCTCTACCCTTCAAACATCCGAATTTCGGATATTTCAGAAACCCTCGATGATTACTACACTGCCCTCTACCATCAACTAAATAACCCACACCGTCCACCGGAAACCTATACTAAAAACAAAGCGCCTTTTTCACTACCCTATGAAGCCTCGACGCCGCCACTACAAGCTCAATGCTGAAGTCATTGAAAAGGTGCGCGTCCTCGCAGAATATGGCGCAGCATTAGAACATATCGCCCCCGCAGTAGGCGTCAGCTACGACGCTCTTTGCATGTGGGTTCGTAATGCAAAAGGCAATGATCCGACAGAAGAAGAAATCCAGCTTTTACAAGCTCTCAATGAAGGTCGCGCTAAAGGTGCTCATAGATTTATCAATCTCATTACTCAATCTGCTGAAAACGGTGATCCAAAATCCGCTCAATGGATGCTCACTCACTCCCCGGCTTATCGTCGTCAATACTCAGATAATGCAGCCGTAACCCGTGCTCGCTGTGAAGGCGTCGAAGCTGCTGTAAACGCAATCTCAGAAGCTAACCTCACACCAGAGCAAGAGCGTGACATCCTCTTGCGTATTCAGGCCAAAACTGGTCAGGATCTCGTGGATGCGGAAGACTAGCCCTGCATTAGCAAGAATCGCTGAACTGCAAGTTGACGTTGTAGGGCGTAATGCAAACTTTGATCTGGATGGCACATTAGAGCGAATTCGCGCTGACCTGCATCCTGGCCAGTTGGCTTTCGTTGATGACAACACTACCGAGATCATCGGCGTCTCTGCTGGTTACGGTGCAGGCAAGACCAGGGGCTTAGCGGCAAAAAGTGTGATATTAGCCGCAGCCAATCAAGGTTTCATCGGCGCAGTCATGGAGCCCACTGGCCCATTGATTAGGGATATTTGGCAAACCGACTTTGACAACTTCCTTGACCACTACGGCATTCCATACACCTTCAGAGCGTCTCCACTGCCTGAATATGTTTTGCACCTGCCTGGTGGCGACACCAAAATCCTGTGCCGATCGTTTGAGAACTGGTCAAGGATCATCGGCCTGAACTTGGCTTGGGTGTTAGCTGATGAGATTGATACGGTGATCCCATCAATCGCTCATAAGGCGTTTCCAAAAATCCTTGGCCGTCTTCGCAGCGGGAATGTTCGGCAGTTTGGCGCGGCATCTACGCCAGAGGGCTTTCGCTGGATGTATGACACGTTTGGCAGCGATGAAGCGCTTGCGCGACCAGATCGCAAGCTGATCAAGATGAAGACAGTGGATAACCCACATTTGCCGCCAGACTTCATTGAACGCCTTGAGGCTAACTATGATCCAAGCTTGCTAAAGGCTTACCTTAACGGCGAGTTTGTAAACCTAAACACGGGTCAGGTTTACGACCGCTTTGATCGTGTCAAGCACGTTGCAAGCGTTAAGGATGACGGCGAGCAGCCATTACGGATTGGGATTGATTTTAACATCGGCAACATGAATGCCGCCATTGCTATCCGCGACAAAAGCAGGCTATTGTTTTTTGATGAGGTTTCCAAGGCTCATGACACTGATTCGCTCGCGCAGGAAATCCGCAGGCGATACCCTCAACGAAAGATCTACGTTTACCCTGATGCATCAGGTGGAGCACGATCGACAAATGCTTCTCGGACCGACATCCAGATCCTTGAAGGCTACGGGATGTCAAACCAATCACCGAAGGCTAACCCTCCCGTGCGCGATCGGGTGGCTGCTGTCCAGGCGTTGCTAGAGAACGGCAAAGGTGAGATTAGGTTGCAGATTGACCCGAAATGCAAAAAGCTGATCGAATGCTTAGAGCTGCAGAGTTACAGCGAGAAAGGTGAGCCGGACAAAGAAGGCGGTTACGACCATATGAATGATGCTGCTTCCTATCTGGTGTGGGGTGAGTTCAACCCGCTGCAGGCTGGTGCTGGGCGAGGTACTGGGGTGAGGATTTACTGAGCCAGCTGGCAAACCTGCACACCATGGCGCAGGAGGGCGGATCTCGTGTATAGTTAAGGAGTCAGGGGGAGACCCCACCACACACACAGACAAATGACCCTGATCGAAACCACCAACAACGGCACCTTCTTCACCCTTACCACTGAAAAGGGCAACACTGTTGAAGTCAGCACAGCTCTTGGTCACGTCATGGTTTTCATTCAGCGCAAAGGCATGAAGCAGCTGGCAAAAGGTCGCCGCTTTGCTTCTATCGCTGCAGCCGCTGAGGCTTACAAGGCGGCCGATGTTAAGTCCGCTCTTTACGCACTGGCAGAAGCTTGAGCCCCTGCCGGGGAGCCTGCAATACAACAGCGGCGCTGCCGTAAATACAGGGCACGTTGTGGCGTGATCGATACCCCGGCAACCAATCAAGCAACCTGCACAAGCATGGCTGAGCAGGGCGCACCATGACCCATAATTAGTTCAAGCCCGAGAGGGCACCACACACAGGACTCATGACCACCGCAACTCACTCCCTCACCGACGGCCTAAACAACTTCATCTTTGAAGTCACCGCCGATGTCTGCCTGATCAAGTTTGTCAACTGCTTCGGTGCTATCACCGAAACTATGGAGTGCACGGTTGAAGAAGGCCGCAAGCATTGGGCACTTGCTCTTCGCCAAGGCAACAAGCGCGGTTACACGAACCCCCGTCGCCCTGAGCCTTCTGCCTTCGCTGTTGAGATGGGGGAAACTCCTCTTTACGTTGACTGATCACCCAAGCCTCCTTCGGGGGGCTTTTTTAATGCGTGCCTAAAATAGAATCACTGCAAGACAGCGCCGCATAGGGTGTGGATATACTGAATCAGTAGCTGCTTCGGTATCATGGCACGCGGCAAAGG